TGCCGTTCCAATGGTCGTTGCTGTAGAGTTGCCCTGAATATGCACCTGAGCATACGGCAGAGCGTCTGCTGAGAGCGTGACGTAGTTGTTTGTTGAAGTAGCGGTTATCCCATCACCACCAACAATGCTGGCTATATCAGGAGTCGCGTCAGTAGTGTTTAGGAGCAGAGGTCTACCAGTAGAATCAGCGGAAAAGTTATGCTTTAGCTCTACACCGTTCTGAGACGACACGCTAGCCAATATGCCAGCGCCGCTCTCTATGCTTCTTATCTTGTTTACTGAGCCATCTATGTCTAATACTGCAATACCAGTAGCTGCACCAGATTGCGTGATAGATCCTGTAACACCGAGACCGCCAACGAAGTTAGCGTAACTGATCTTGTAGTTTGTGCCGTTTACGAAATAATCCATAAACGCGCCAGCGTCTACTGAAGTCTTCGCAACAAAATCTGACTTCTTCCTGCCCTGCGATCTATCAACCATTTGTATTAAGCTCCAATCCTATCGCGCCAGTAGATTCGGCCAATATTTCTTCTTCAGACTCTGGGTAAAAATGTCCGGGAAAGCCAAACAACGTATCTTCGTTGCCTGAACCAATCGGCAGTGTTGCAGGATTCTTGCTCTTACCCAATGTCTGGCCTAGCAGGCGCATTGTGTTAAAACCATCCCGCGCAGCCTTCACCAGACCTTGAGAGATCACACCGTTATAGTCGGGCGCAACCTCTATCGCCATATTGGCAATCAAGCCTCTTAGAGCGCCTGTAGGAATCGTTACGTCATCACCTAAGTCTGAGACCTCTGTGTACCCTAGCTGGATACCCTGAGCGTCTAGCTCGGTCATGTAGTTATTCATAGAGAATATGAAGTCACTATACTCATCAGGCTGCAGCGGTGCTTCACTGGCCTGCACTAGAATTCTTTGTAAGGATGCCTTTGCAACCTGCGCGACAGTAGCCATTATTCGTATGTTGGTCCTTTCTTCTTAGCAGTACGCGCACTCTGTCGGAATGCGCCAGCAGTAGGCGCTCCAGCGCTTCCCGGCGATCTCATGCGCTCAGGTGTTCTGCCCTGCGCTCTTTGCCGCTTTATCCTTTTCCGCTTCTTATGGATGTTGGAATATAGACCTTCACTCATACTTAGCACCCTTGCTTTTCATCGACTTAGCACCTTTACATTTCCAGCGCTTGCGACTCAAGTTGTTAGGAGTATTGGGATCGTTTTGCTTTTCTTTTGGCAATCTTTTCTTGATGCCAAGAGACCGGGCACAATAGGAATCACCCTTACTTGTACCCGGCTTGACTCTCGGACCACCTCCTTTGGCTTCGCCAGCCTGCCCGTAGGAGACTCGCTTACCGCTTTTGGTGACCTTAACTTTAGCTTTACCCTTTCTCGGTTTAGCCATAAAAAAATTGGGAGCCGAATACTAAACAGCTCCCAAAACGTCTCAAGGGATTATGCTACGCCGAAGCCTTGACCAGCCATAAACGGATTGAATGTTGCGTATGCAGGCAACAAGTCAAAACGAATCTTCTGGGTGTTGGCATCACCATCTGCGTACTTACTAACTCGGATGCTCATACCATCTTCAGTAGTCGCAATCGTGTCAGTAGAGTAGAGCTTAGGCAGCTTGACAGTACCCATACCGAAAGCCTGCTTAGTGAAGAACAAGTTTGGTTGGTACAGAGTAGCTGAAGCACTAAGAACGGTAACTACAGCACCGTTAGCAGGTGCAGCGTCTACAGTGTTGTACTGACCATTAGCCTCATAGATCGCAGGACCAGCAACAACAAGGTTGCCAGCACCACTACCGTTAAGAGTAACGTCAGCAGTTACAACGCCTGTCCACGGCACGTTAGCGCCAGCAGCGTCAATCATAGCTGTGCGAGTGTCTAGGTTCAGACGATTCACATCAGCGATTGTGATCATGTCACCAGCCTTAACTACCATATTTGCTTGGAGAGCAGTAACGGCAATAGTCTGAGTCATAGTGTCCTTAGCTGTGACATAAGTTGCGTCAGGAGCCGCAGACAGAGTACCCGCACGGTCAGCGCCAGTGCCAGCAGTAAAGCTGGAGAGAGCGTTAGATGTCAGCGCTCGCAGACCGCCAAAGTTCTGAGAGATTTGTGCATTCTCCCAAGCGGTGCGAACCAACTGATCTGAAGCGTTAAGACCTTGCTGGATGTTAGCAAGTGCGCTAGTAGTGAAGGGATTCATCAGATAGTAGCGTTCTGCAGCAGCAGGTACGCCTATGGAATCCATCAATGCACCAGCACCAGCTACATCTCCCCAAGCATCAACAGCCTGACCGTGCGCACCATACTTCAGAGATGCGTTCTTGAGCATAAAGCTCGCAAGGTCAATCTCCAAATCGGTTACGATTCGTCGTGCCATTGGGTTAAGGATTTGCTCCAACTGGTCGAGTTCCAGAGCCTCTTCGACGTTTCCCCACTCAGTGGCTACGGTGAAGTAGTTCTGTACAGTACCAGTTGCTTTACCAGCAATGATGTCTGACTTTGTAGCGGAGGAAATATTACCGCCAGAAGTACGGATGGAGTTGTAGTCGTGTGGACGCTTGAAGTCTACATTGCTACCACTTGATGGGTTGAATTTGCCACTCAGGAGTTGAGTGTCTACGGTCTTTGTTACAACCCGGCTGGACTCAAATGCCTCTAAAAAGACACGGGCCACTTTCCGGGTGACGTTGCTATTAAGATTATTAGCCATTTTCGGATCACCTCATTCATTCAAACATTGCTCCCTTCGGTCCTCGCGCTTTAGGCGCAACACCAGCTTTTGCTGGCTGATTAACCGGATCAGGAGCGGCATTTACTTTAGGTTTCAATGCAGCAGCCTTTTCTCGTACATGAGTTGCTATCCTCACCGCAGCTTGCGCCGGACTCATAGACCGGATGGTGTCTAGCTCGGTTACGTTCTGACTAAGGTACTTTGTTATAGCTGGTCCCAGATCGTCCTCTAAAATATAGTTGACTACATCATCCGAGATGCCAAACGCAGCAACGGAATTACCCGCTGCCTGTAACTCTTCATTCGTAATACCAAGCTGGACAGCTCGCTGCGAGTAGGTAGATACCTTCTCGTTCAAAGCCTCCTGCTGTTTGTATAGCTGTTCATTCTGCAAACGCTGTGCTTCCTGTTGTTGGAAGCGCTGCTGTGCATCAAATGCAGCCTGTCTAGCTATGGCTTCATCGCGCATTCGGAGCTGTTGCTGATACTCCTGATCACTCAGGGCATAAGGGTCAGGCTCCTTCGGCACGTTTGGCCTTTCCTGCTTTGGCATCTGCTGCTCAAGGCTTGATAAACGCTGCTTTAGCTCTTCAGCTTCTCGCTCTTTTTCCCTGAGCTTAAAGACCTTTTCAGCTATAGCTTTGTCAAACGCCTCTTGCTGCCTATCATCAAAGACAGGTTTGGTTTGTTTTTCCTGAGCCTCCTCAGTATCCGGTGATGAGTCGGAGCCAGTTTCCTGACCTTCGGTTTCTACGTCTTCAAGCTCTATTTCAGCCTCATCGACAATATCTTCCTGTTCCATCTTACCTTCCGTAAATGCCGTCAAATAAACGGTGACGTTCCGTGCCTCCAAAAAAGCGTGGAGTTCGCTGTAGCCTAACTATACCACATATTGTGGTTTTGCAAGAAATTATTGCGCTCTTCTGGCCTCAATGCCTCGTAGCACGTCTTCTGTAATTATTCCTGTCAACGGTGATCCTTCTAATGATCTCAGGCCGCCTTGCTGACCTGATTGACGCGGAGGACTCATTAGCTGATCAGGCCGTATTCCGCTAAGATACGCAGCTTGCGGGTTCAGCTCATAAACAGATAACGGCACAGAGAGCCTGCCTCTGCCTTCTCCATACAATCCCGTGTCATATACGGGATGCACATCGCCTGTCACTGGCATTCTTGAAATGTCGATTGCGCCCATATTCAAAACAGTGCCGGGACGCAGGAACCTTTGGCCCTCGTCAATCAATGCCAATCTAGCTTGACCAGCGTTAATCGCGCCTTGTTTGGCGTAATCCTTATCTATTAAGTTTATGATTTTCTTACGATATTCACCGCTAACACGATTAAGATCGTTTATTGCTCCCTCAGTATCCAGACCAAGCCAATCTGGATAAATCTCTTTTATATCCTTGTCTAAGCTACGGATAGTGCTTTGATCCAAGTTATTTTTGGCATGACTCAGCATTACTTCAGAGACTTGAGAATAATCAACGCCTGTCGGAGTCATGCTGTGCGGTAGGAACAGAGGCTCTTTGCCCGGTGTCAGCTCCTGTAACTTTCTTGATATTCCAATAAAAGTTCCCGGTGTCTCCCTACCGAGTATTTTGCTCCTGTCAGAAGACCAAACAAAATCTCCAGAAGCAGGATCATTCATAAAGTCTATGCCGCCTCTCCGAGGCACTCCTACTGGCATATCATTTATGCTTTGTATCACATCGCCTGCACCAGACGTATCTGCCATTGGTGACATAAATGCATACCCTTCATAATCCTCAAGATTTACAGTCGGGATGCTTTCAATTCTGTTATCACCATATTGAACAGTAGTCGCTAGGTTTTGCTCTACATCCTTTACCCTCGGCGAGCCTCTGGCTCCTGTTGCAAAAATTCTCGGGTCAAGCTCTTGCCCAACATATGCATCTACTACTTGCGGGCGGTAGTCTTTTGGAAACTGTTCAGGCAAGAAATTTCGTAGCGTAGACTCGCTTGCTTTGATGCCCTTTGCAGCAGCATCACCGACAACAGGAATCATGCCAGCAGCCAAAGCCGTAGTGTCCACTGCCGTGCCGATCAAGTCACCAGAGCCAATAGATTGACGCAGGTCTCCTACACCAACCGCATCGCCTACGCCGGGAATGAAGTCCATCGCTCCTACCGCAGTATCTACCAGTTGGCCTGTGCGATAACCTTCTCTGCCTGCGATATTACTGCCGCCAAAGAAGTCATTTAGAGCTGATCTTGCGGTCTCTCTGAACGCAGGATTGAACGGATTGATTGATTTAGGCGCAGCCATCACGCTCTGATTGGACGGCACAGGAGCCTGCGCTGTTATGCCTCTGCGACTCAGCTCCCTTGCGGCTTCCTGTCTGTCCCTCTCATCAACTGGTAAAGGATTCTGCTGTGTATAACCAGACAGGCCCTCTACGCTCATCAATGACGTAGTAGGCTCAGGAATAAACTGGCGCAGAGATGTTTGCTCAGCCACCGTTGGCAATCCTCATCAGGTCCACATCGGACATCATAGCCATCCGGGCCTTGCGCTCCTGCTCATCCATCATGTCGGTCATCTGCTCTTGGTTATCTAGCTGATCACCAAATGCCTTGATGTTGGTGTGGTCTATAACAGCACCAGCCTTCTCAGCCTCAACCTGCGCCTTGATGCGATTGGTCTGAGCATTGAAGACATCAACCTGCGTCTTGGCCTGCTCCGCTACCAGCTCGTTCTGCTCGTTCTGGGCTTGTAGCTGTATCCTCAAAGTGTCGTTCTGGACCTTCTGGGCATCAATCTGGGCCTTCATCATGTCAGCCTGAGCCTTCATCTGCTCTGCCTGTGCAAGCACCATTGCGGGATCAGGAGCCTGCTGCTGTCCTTGCGCCTGCATCTTGGCAGCCATTTCTTGCAGCTCTTCCTCGGTCATCTGGGATTGTGGGATCAATCCGGCAGAAATCATCTGTATCCGCTTGCGCTCTGCAATCTGTGACGCCGCCGGAGTGGCTATATTCTGCAGAAGCAAATCACCAGCAATCTGCATCAGGCTG